CGCAGCGCCACCTGATACTTCGACATATCGATTCGCCCGTACAGCGACGGGCCAATTTCACCGCCGGCAAAACTCGGCTGTATCCAACTGAAAGCCATTATGACAACCTCGCTGCGGTGAACTCATCAACTGGCGGCTGCGGCTCCTGGGATTCGTTCTGGCTGTGCGAGCCAGCGCTCAGGATGACGCTGCGGTACATAGTCAGTGCGTTGTTACCGAGATCTGCGCTGCCGGTCAGCGGCATATTGATGGCGGCGGCCAGACGCCAGGACAGCGCTTCCATGAAGATTGCATCGAACATGTTCACGTCGGTGACGCGCGAGATGTACTTCAACCATGCCTGAGGCTGATCGGTGTAGATCAGCTTTCCGGTGCCGTCGGCATCAGACCCAACCTCATAGTTGATGCGCATAGCTGCCGTCGGATTACGGATACCGGGCACCATAATTTCGGTGATGCGCAGGCAGTCAGTCGGATACTGGTAGGAATAAGCCCAGTCCGGAGGCGGATTGTTGGTATCAGCCAGCGCCAGGCGTTTGGTGGCAAAGTTCCAGTCGAAGTCCGCAAGCGCAGCATCGCGGCAGGAATCGAAATGCAGGGAGCACTGCCCGGCTTCTTTGCTGGCCTCGGTCAGGCTGTTAATGCTGCGGCTGTTCCCGATATTGCTCAGCGCGCGGTTGCAGATCTCGATAACGGAGGCCATTAATCATCCTCCCCGCCGTAGAGAGTTTGGGCGGCAGTTTTGGGCTGCTCACCAGATACCGGACTGAGTGCCATGTCAGTAATCTGCAAGCTGGCGTTATGCTGCATGCCATCTTCCGTTTCTCGAGTAGAGGTGGAACGAATTATGGCTTTCGCGGTGATCATCACTTCAGTACCAGCGGATTGTGGCGTTGCCTTGAGCTTGGCGAGCGTCTCGTTGTTCAGCTCAATGCAAAGGCCCCATGGATAATCATCGCGAGTCTGGGTTTTACCATCCTCATCCTGATAGGTGTCAGTTCCAGTTTTGAGGTTTACCAGTTCCATAGCGGACTCCTGCAATAAAGGGGCCGAAGCCCCTTGTTTTATTAGCGAGGCTTAGACGCCCAGTTTTTGCCGTTCTTCCGCAATACGCTCTTTGATCGTTTCAACGTTCATGTTGCCAGGTTTCTTGTTGAAAAGTTCTTCGTACTGCTGGCGTAGCGCGGCTTCATCTTCACTGAAGGTATTGGCATCTTTACCGCCGGTATCTTCCTGGCCATCATCTTCATCCTGTGGTTCAGGATGAGAGTCAACCGGCACGATTCCACGCTTCTGGTCTGCCTTTTCCTTTGCCGCCTTCGCCGCTGCGTTGATCGGCTCCAGCGCAGATCCTGGCTCGCCGTCATATTCAATTTCTGAACCTTCAGGCCAGAGGTTGTTATGAATATGGGATAAGCGCAGGACGCGGTATTTTGCTTTTTCCATTGCCATCACCTTAGCCAGTCACTTTGGAACGGGTCGGGTAATAAGGAGTGTTGTTGTCAACATCCAGATTAATGCCCGAGGTGAACGCGCCAGCAGTCAGAGGACCGGTGCCGACTGAATAGTTGACGCGCAGATAACGCTGGACGCCCGCCGGAACTTTGGTAGAGAACAGGCGTTTACCAACTGTCAGGGCAGACAGCGCCAGAGAACCGCTGTCGTAGATAGTGGTCCAGGTGGAGTTATCAGGGCTGGTCTGCAACTGAACGTTGAGGGTCGCAGCACCAGCAGCGGTTGCAGTGGTGTCAACGGTTGCCCAGAACTCCAGCGGATAACCAACGCCAATATCGCGGCGGGTGCCGTCGATAGGGCCGAGATCAATCACGTCCGTAGAAGCAGCGGAAGCTGTAACCGCCTGCTTCTCGGAGAACATCAACAGTTTGTCGAGGGTCATTTTCTTTCTCCATTTATGGGCCGATTAAGGCCCATCAGTTAATGACAGGCGTTAAACAACGCGCGCTTCTGTTTCCAGAATCGCATCGGTTTCACGGATTGGGATGCCACGGAACGTGGTCCAGAATTCGCCTTCAGTCTCTTTTACGGAAAGAGCCAGAGAGGCTTTATCCAGAGATTGCAGATCCAGCGCCTGGGCAACGGTACGGTTCATGTAGAACACCGCGCGGCCCATTTTCAGGTTAGGGACGCGGTGCAGCGCTTTAACCATCAGGCTGACGATATTTGCAGCTGAACCTGGTACTGACAGATCGCTCACATCGATGTTGGCGATGCGCACAACGTAGCGCCAGTCACGGAGAGCCAGGCCGTTATCCCACTTATAATGGGTGCGGTAACCTTGGTATTTTCCGCCATTGGCATCGGTAAGCGTCTGCTCGCCGAGGTTCTGAGTCTGCAAACCAGCCTTCTGCCCTTTGGGGAAGATGCCGTGCACAGTGTTTTCACCCCAGACCACCAGCCAGATAGAGGTGTTATCTGTACCGGTGCCGCCAGCATCAATGATGTTCTGGCCGTTGCCTGCGGATTTGGTGGAGTAGCGGGATGACAGGCCCATGAACTGCTGCGGGTTCACACTGGTGTCGCCGTAGAACAGGGTCTGAGCCATCTGCTGGTTCATGCCTTCGAGGAATGCACGATCTTCAGACAGGCGGAATTCAGCAGTGTTACCGTTCAGATCAGCCAGTGACTTATCTACCTCGGCATAAGCCTCCAGCATGCCGACAGTGTCAGTAACCTGCACGGTAGTGGATTTGGTTGGCTGAACGCCGTAGTTCAGCAAACGCCAGGTTGGCTGAGGCAAACCAGAGCGCACGGTGGTGCGGTGACCGGTTGGCAGGTTACCCTCTACGAACATCATGTCAGTCAGGATTTCGTTGGTCTGGGAAAGGAGTTCGACAATCTTGTCTACCTTCCCGTTTGGATCGGTGCGCTTAGCCCAGTCAGCCAGCGTCAGCGCATTTACGCCTTTAACAGCCATGGTTATATCCTCTCTTATTAGCCATAAAGCACTTCGGCCGCACTACGCTGGCCTTGATTACTGCCATCGACCATGCCGTCTTCCGACATGGCTTTACCGATTTTCACAAACGTCTTAACAAGGTCTGGATGGTTACCAAGCCCGGTAGCGTTCAGATATTCTTTCAGTTCCGGCGTGCCGAACTGGTCCAGTGCACGCTGCGCAGCGCTGAGGTTTGCGGTCAGTTTGTCGCCGCCTATCTCCTTGTCTGCTTTCACGGTCTCTGCCCAGCCCTCGGTCTGCTTCTGCCAGGCTTCTGCCTGACGCTGCTGCACACCGGCAAGAATTTTTGGATATGCATCCACCAGTTTCTGAGCCTGCTCGTTGGTCAGGTTCAGATCGCGGGCAACAGGCTCGAAGTCCTTCAGCGCTTCGGTGTCCAGCTCAACGCCTTCTCCAGCTTTGAACTCGTATTTCTCCGGCGCACCTTCTGGCTTCTTATCCTTTTCTGCTTCTTCGGTTTTGGCTTTTTCAGCAGCAAGTTCTTCCTCAGTTTTCTGAGCTTCAGAACCTTTCTCAGAATCAGTGTCCTGAGAGTTATCCTGCGCCTGGGTTTGCTCCTGCGTTTCACCCGAGCCCTGAGTGGTTTCAGTGGCTCCCGTTGAAGCTGTATCTGCCTGGCCACCTTCAGCAGGTTGCTCATTGCAAAGGCGGCGATGCAGCAAACGTTCAAATAAATTCATGGTTACTCCTGTTCACTGGCCTCTGCGGCCATCTTCAGATACTGATCGGGGCAGTGCGTCATGACGCGTTGAAACAGAACCAGAGCCAGGTTGCGCTGCCCTTCGTTGAATGCTGTGATGTTCGGGTCTACGTTGAAGCAGGTACCGAACACCTGACCTTTCTCCAGCAGCCCCCACACGACGCGGCGGCCCTGCTCGCTATCCATGACGAACTTGATGTCGTCCTTCTCGCGCTGCTCCTGATCGTGCTTCTTCCGCTCGTTCTGGATGCGCAGTTCTTCTTCATCGAAGTCCGTCATTGCTGTGCTGCTCCAACTGCGTTAGTGATTGCTGTCAGCGCGCTGGGGTCAGTGGTCTGCGTCTCGCTGAGAGTCTTGGCTCCCTGCGTAACTGCCTGGCCCATTGCCAGTGCCTGGGCTGCCTGCTGCTGTTTGTTGCGCTCTTCACGAATGCCCTGCACCTGCTCCTGCGGAACGATGACGGTTGGCGATACGCCGGACATTTCAGAGAACGCGTCGATAGCCTGATCCACGTCGAGCTTGTCGAGTGCTTCAGGTTTGAACTGTGCGAGCTGGCCAATGAATCCAACGGTCTGCGACAGGCTGGTGAGGCCGATAGATTTCTGCGCCTGCGCCATAACGGAGATGTATTCGATGCGCAGCGGCATTCCCTGCATAACGTCAGGCGGAGGCGGCAGCATGTTCTTGCGCGCCATGATGGAGAACACGCGGTCGATAAGCGGGTTGAGAGCCTCGTCGTTCAGGCGCTCCAGGACAGGCCCGAGCATCAGCAGCTTCTCTTCTTTCATCTCGATCACTGCTTCCACCGGCATAGAGCGGGTGTTGATGTTTTGCAGCATCATGAAGAGGTCGACAAAGTAGGCGCTGTTGATGGTCTGTCGGGTGTCCTGAATGTCAGCCAGCAGGTCGGCAGTATTCGGGTTGACCAGGTAAGCAGGCTTGAAACCGTCCTGGCCGCTCAGCACGTCGAGATACGTCACGTCACCAGGCAGAAGAGAAACGCGCTGATTCTTCAGCGACGTAGGCGCGACCATCGGCGGGTTAGTGGCCTTGTCGATCAGCTGAGCTTTGCGCTTCTGCTCAACCTGCAGGGCTTTAACCTGGCCGAGCGCCAGCATGCCAGGGCAGGAGGATGCGTAGACGTCTTCGCCGTTAACTTCCCAGCGCGGCGCCAGGATCGGGAATTCATCGAACCCGGATTCACGCAGTAGCTTGTCAGCGTCGCCGCCAGTCTCGAAGTACACAGAGCGGAACGGCTTGTTCTTGCTGTCCATCTTCCCGCTGTCGCGGTTGAT